GTGATGCGCCCATTGACGTTGCCCACCGACAACGTCGGCCGCACCGCCGTGCCGTCTCCATTCGCTTCGATGCCGTCAATCTGCATCGGCCAGGCGCTGTACTCGTTGCCCTGCCAGTAGATGGCCTTCGCCGGCAGCTGGTCGGCATTGTCGCCGGCGGCGATCAGCTCGGCCGCCGTATGCGGAATCGCGTGCCCGTGGAAGCGCAGCACGTCCGCGCCATAGTCCGTGCCGTCCAATTCAAAGAGCAGAACTTCGCTGCCAGGTTCAAGGACCTGGATGTCACTGATCAGCGGCATGGTTGCCCCTTATGGATGGAATGACCGCTCGAACGTGGCGGTGAGCTTGAAAACGCCGCCGCCCACCGGAGTGGGTACGGGGTTCTTGCAGGTGAACAGGCCAAGCTGACCCAATGGCGTGGTCCACAGAAAGGCTCTCGCGCCGGCGTGCCGATCAAGGAACGCCATTATCTCCAGCACCTTGGCCTGAGGGCCGCTGTAGGTGATCGGGTAAGCGTCTTCCTTGTTGTTCGGCCCGTCGCCAGCTTCCTGTTTGTAGCCGTCGCCGAACTGCGCGGTGCGCACCCGATACAATATCTCGGGCGCATCACCGTGCTGGGTCGGCCAGATATATGTCTCGATAGCCATTACTACCTCCCGTTGATCCTTAGCCAAATCACGCCGCCCGGCTGCAACTCCTTGGCAATCGCTTTATCCACCACGGATTGTGCAACTTGCTGTACTCCTCTCCCGAGCTCAGCCGAAGCCTGTGGGTTGTTCGTGGCTGAGCTCGTCTCTCCCGTTTGCACCGAAACCGCGACAGGGAAGTTGTAAACGTTGCCGCCCCCACTCCCGCCGCCGCTGATTGCCCGAACGCCCAGCTGCCCGCCGGCCGTGCGGGTCAGCGGCATGATCGCCTCAGGCCCCGCCTCCCCCATGACTCCGGTCTGCCCGCCTGCCATGCCGAACGCAGTCGGCTTGCTCACGACGGAGTTGGTGAACGCTGCACCATTGGCGAACATCTGCACGCCACCAGACCATGCGCCGCCATTCGCTTGGATGCTGCCCGGAGTGAAGCCAGACAGATCGCCGCTGTAGCCAGCAGCTGTAGATCCCGCTGAGGAAGCTGCAGCGGCTCCGCCGAAGTAGCTTGCGCCAGCGCCAACCAGACTACTCAGCAACGCCGAACTGGCCTGACGGGTCGCGATGCGCGCCATGTCCGCCAGAATCGACTTCGTGAAGTCAGCAAACGACAGCTTCCCGGTCATGGCGAAGTTGACGACTGCGTCTTCCATTGAGCTGAAGGCGTTGCTGAACAGGTCGCGAGTCTGGCCGGCGATGTTGCGCGCGCTTTCCAGATAGTTGCTGAACGCCGAGGTTGCACCATTGCGCCAATCGCTTTGCGCGGCTGACATCTGCTCGTAGTTGCTGAGCACTGTTTCGCTCAGGTCCGTTTCGCTTCTGTTGATCGCGTCGAGCTTGGCCTGGTACTCCTCGGCGCTCATGTTGCGTGCCTTGTCGGCCCGGTCGCGCGCCAGATCCAGACGCTGCTGGTTGGCTCGATCGGCAATGCCGTTCAGTTCGCCATTGATGGCGTTCTCGCGGTCGCCACGGCCGACGCCATCCGCTGCACGACCGCCAGCGCGCCGCAGGGCGACGTTCTGCTGGTCGAGGGCATCGGTGTAGACCTTGATCGCCTGCGCCTGCTTGGCGAGCCGGCCCTGCTCGTTCGTCGCGATGACTTCGAGCTCACTGTCGGCTTCCTTCTGAGCCTTGACCATGTTGGCCCTGGCATCAGCGATCTTTTGGTCGAGCTGGATGCGTTGCGCGGCCGAGGTACTGGCCTTGCCTTTCGCCGCCTCCAGCGAACTGATTTCAGCCTGATACGCGGCGGTTACCTCGTCGCGCTCGTTGCCGATCAGCGCCTGACGCTTGAGCAGGTAGTCTTCCTGCGTGACCAATCCGGCCTTCTGCGCGGCCTCCAGTTCCTTTTGGGCGTTTTTGTATTCGCCGAGGATCAGCGACAGCTGGTTTTTCGAGTCGTTGAACTCAGTCAGGTTTACCGCTGAGGTCGCGGCTTTCGGGTCCTTGTTCTTGTCCTTGATGTTTTGGATCGTCTTCGAGACAACCGCTTCCTGCACCAGCGGATCGTTCGGGTTCGCCTTACGCAGCGCTTCGACGTCCCGCTTGTACTCCTTGATCAGCTTGTTGCGCTTCTCCTCGTTGGTGAGGTTCGAATCGCTGATTGCCTTGAGTCGCAGGCTTGCGTCGATACCGTCGCGCTCGGTTTTCGCCCGGTCAGCGTCAGCCTTGGCGCCGGCGGTGATTTCCTCTTTTCGCTTTTGCAGCAGGACAATCTGCTGCTCAAGGAACTTGGTGGACTGGCTATTGGCGCCCAGTTCGTCGCCGAAAAACGACGAGAGAAAGCCGCCGGACTTACGCCCATTAAGGATTTTCTGGTAGTTGGCGATCTGCGAGTCAATCGACTGGGTACGCCCCACATCAAGAGTCGCGTCGAGCGCGCCAGCCGCTGCAGCTTTGATCTTTTGCCAAGCGCCTTCGATGAGGCCGAGATTCGCCGTCACCTCGCCGGTTCGGTTTTTGATCGTATCGGCATAGGTGTCGGTGAGCAGCTTGGCCGCCCCGATGGTGTCGCCCTGCTCTTTCAGCGCCACGATCTGCGAATAGACCGAGGCCGTAAGGAAGTTGTACTGGTCGTTTAACTCCTTGGCTGCGGCGACGGGGTCCTTGGCAATCTTCGCGAACTCGGCAATCGTTTCGTCGATGGCTTTGCCAGTGGCCTTCTCCATCTGCAGGGCGGCTTCGGTGATCTCTTCGAAGCTTCCGCTGGCGATCTTGCCGTTGCCCGCCAGCTTGGCCAGTACCTCGGCAGCCGCGCCAGTGGTGCCGACCGTTGCGCTCACCTGCTGCGCCATCGATGCCAACTGAGTGGCGCTTGTGCCGGCAGAGTTGCCAGTGAATATGATTGCCTTGTTGTACTCGTCGGCCTCTTGGCTGCCCTTGTAATAGGCCAGCGTCAACGCGCCAACGGCCGCCGCAGCGACAGTGAACGGGTTGACCAGGCCAAGTACGTAACCGCCAAGAGCCCTGGCTGCCGGGCCCGCACCGCCAAACATATCTTTGAGCTGGCCGCCTTGCTGGAGGAAGACGGTGAGGGGGGCTTGTCCGCCCTGCAGCGAAGTAACGATGTCGGTGAACTGTGCAGGAACACCCCGGAGAGCATTCTGCAACTGCTTGGCCGACATTTCGGACTGCACAGCAGACTTGCTGAACGATCCAAGTCCTGCGCCCGCCTCAACGCTCTGCTTGCTGATCTGACCAAATACCGGATTCCCCGGTCCTGTCCATGCACCAAGACCTTTCATTCCAGTCGAAAGGAATGTGAGTTTCTGGCCAGACTCGGCGAACGCATTGCCAGCTGTTTTGGTGGAGACGGACAACGAATCCAGCCACTTCCGTGCTTCCTGAGTCGAAGATAGCGACTCGACGAATGTGCCGTTTTTAATGGCGTTGCCGAGAGAGAACATGCCAGCTTCTGCGGCGGTAGTGCCACCGTAGAGCTTGCGGAATGACTCAGTGGCTTGGTCAACGTCTCTAGCCTGATCTTTCAGCTGTGCCGACGACTTCCGCGACGATGCTTCAAGCTTTTCTGCGCTTTCGGATACGGCCTTGACCGATTTTTCTGCGCGACCACCTGCTGCCGTGAGCTTGTCGAGGTCGGAGCTCGCCTGCGCAGCATCAGTCGAATCGACCTTGATGCCGAGTTCAGCAATAGAAGTCATGCGGGCTCCGTTATTTCGATTCGCTCATCACGAGCATGGCTTCTGCTTCCATGACGCGAATGTCGTGGAAGACTTCAGGAATTTCGCGCCGCTTCATACCCAGCATCGAGGCCACCGGCGGCAAGGCGGTGTAGTCCAAGCCGGTAGCCCCGCCCATGCCTACGCGCCACTGCGTTGACATCGCCTCGAACAGCAGGAAGGCCGGCCAGTTGTCTG